GGGAAATCATTTTCGACGACAAACATGATCATTAAGTAGCCGTTTTGGATACCTGCCGGAAACAAAGGATCTATAGAAAATGCGCCATAAGGAGTTGACGAAACTCTTGTGCTTGAAGAAATATACTCAGGGAGTGTGGGTGCAGTATAAACACCCTCAACCGGAAGCGCGTTTGATTGGATTGGTAATCCATTTAGTGAGTCACGGAAGTTTTTATTGTTTCTACGATTTAAACGTCTAAATTGCGACCGTCTTTGTCCATAAGTACGTCCTGTCATGACTCACCTCCAATCACCCATAAGCGCAGTTAATAGAACCCCAAACAGTCACGGCAGTCGTAGTAGTGCAAAGAAGCGCTAAACCAAGTGCCGAATTATCATAAATACGAGGAAGACTTAAGACGTCATCCAAGAAACTAACTTCATTCCAGATGTTGGCAAGCAATGGAATTCGAGCGAGAGGTCTAATAATAACCAGGTTTGCAGCGCCAGCAGCAGCTGCAGTACCAACGTTAAGACCGGCTTCGACCGAACGAACTCCTCTTTTACCCGGCGTCTGTGGTAAATGAATCATCGAGTGAATAACGGTGGCCGCGGCCGGAAAAGTGACGCTACCGCCAGTTTGACCCGTTGTTCCATCGGCAGTTGTGTACGAGTTTAAGTTGACAATAGGAGCGGTGGTAGTTGTGGCTGTTGTGATTTCCAACCAAGCTTCATTACCAATAGCATCGGTTCCAGAATATCTTGGAAGAGCAGCGCTGTTAACGGTTCTGGTTCCCGTGGTGGAAAGTGAAATACCACCAACACCAGCAAGACGATCATAAAGCATTAAGGTGCAGTTTTGTGTTGCTGCTGCACCAATGCTCAATAAATGTCGAAAATCGGGGTCTCGATCAGGAAACCACATAGTCCCGTTAACATTAGCTGTCGCGTCGCTTGCGTACGTAATACCTGGGGTACCAGCAGGTGCAGCGCCGGTTGCCGGATTACCAGCACCAAGCCACAGAGACTGCCACACACCAGCTAATCCGTTAGCAGGAGCCGTCTTCACAAAGTTCCAAGCATCAACTTTACCGAGAGTCGTAATCTCGGAGATAATGTCATCTCTTGATGCGAAACCCGCCATATTAGCTACCCGTTACTGTAATAGAGAGCGCGGGGCCCGTGACGTTACCGCCGTTTGTAACAAGATCGGATGCGGGGTCGTCAACGCAAAGAAGAATGCGAGCGGCGTCGCTTGCCCCTTCAATATAATAAGCAACGTGCGTCCAAGTTTCTCCAACAGCAACACCGGTCCAAGAAGGAGCCGCTGCTGTTAAAGTAACGTTATCAGAACCGTCGGATTCCGTAAGAGTAACAGAAGCAAGGTCTGCACGAGAATATCCAACAGCGGCGGCTTCGGTTGAAACTGCGGTCAACTCGCTTAAAAAGTTCATGTCACGCATAGAAGCAACAGAAGGCACGGCACCCTTAAAGACCGCCATACGAATGTCTGTGCTGCCAGAAATAGCACTGTTCAAGAGAGTATGCAACCCTCGGTTAGTCATAGTACAAGGCATTTAAGCCTCCTTTTTAAGATCTTAGTTGTAAAAAACATAACCCTCGCGGGAGAGACAGAGAAAGCTTTGTAGGCTTCTCTGTCTCTCCCGCAATGTTGAAATATGTCAAGAGTTCTACTCTTTTTTGACAATGTCGTGAATGAATATCACGGGTTACGAGTGAAAGACCAATCGTCATCGCTCAACGGAGCGAACACGTAGGTGCCATCAACAGGCTCAGCCGTGATAACAAGGGTTGCGCCAGCGACGCCAATGGTAACAGTACCGGTGACGACGGCGTTGGTGTCTGCACGACGGTAACGAACGCCGGTGACGCTCGGAATCGTGATGACGCCGGTTGCGGGAACAAACGTAGGTGTCGTCGGGGTGACAACAGTCTGGCTGCCCGAGAACAGGGTCAGAACGAAATCGGGGGTCGGCAGCGAAGGATCAGTGCCCGCCGTTCCGTACAAGAAATCCTCAAGAGCCGTAAGGTCAGCGGGGGAAACCTTCGTCGAATCGATTGTGATGATCGAGGTGGGACGAAGACCAGTGACCGCAACCGGAACCGTTGTGATTTCCCAGCTGAACGTAATCGCTTCGGGCGAATCATTGATGGTCTGATAGGCTCGCTCCGACGGGCTTGCGCTTGCGCCATAAATAAGGTGAAGCTTGTAGCCGTGCGAATCGCCATCGACATCGTTACCGATGCGGGTACGATACGAAAGACCGAAGCTCTTACGAGCCTGCTGACCCACAATAACACCAGGCGAAGAAATAACTGCGCCATCAAACTGGTTGAATTCATCGGGGTAAGTGAACGCCTCGAGAGTCGCGCCAAAGTCTTCGGCGGAAAGAAGGTTCAAATACTTGATGTTGTCTGCATACTGGGCGTTACTCTCAGCTCCAGAAGGAGTCTCAGTAACACTGACGAGACCGTTCCAAGCCACACCGTCGTCATAAACGCCAGAGCCGTTCGGGATGTAAAGAACACCACGATCAACACCGGTTTCGTAATAACGCTGGCCCGACTGGTCCCATGTAAGGATAGCCATTTATTTATCTCCTTCAGAAGAAAAGATTGTAGACATCATGATTTAAATTGTTTGCCGTGTAAAACCTGTCGAAGGCGCACAACGGTAGATCAGCAACTTTGTCGGGGATCAAACTATCCGGGTTTGAATCTATAACAGTCACTAAGTATTTCTTTTTGTGAGCATAACGTTTGTTATTAGCAAACTGATTACTTTCGTCATCTCTTTTATAGATTATACACGGATAGTTCAGCTGTATTGAAGGGGGTGGTTGAAAATATACATTATTCGAACCAAGGATGTCAACCAGAATTGTCTGGAGTTGCTGGCGTTGGCCCATTGTACACCCCTCCCAAAGTTAATATAAGGCGGGGACTCTTTACTTCGACGTTCGAAACGCTCCAAAGAGTCCCCGCCCACCTTACGTACTTGATTTTAAAGAAGTTATCGATGGCGTTCTGATCACACACAATACTAATCAGATTATTGACAACTATATTATTGTTGAGGCCTTCGACCGATTCCAGTTTTCGAGTGTTTTTAATCACATCTCCAAAATATGGAAATTCTGTGATTATATCGGCCCAAATACCGGAAGCGGGCGGACTTTCAACGGATTCACCGTATCCAACCTCTCCATAAAATCGTGCCATCTATTCCTCCTTAAAGAATCAGGCGTCGCGAGTGAAGGTCCAGCTGTCGCCCTCGCTCGAGCCGAAGTAATAACCCACGGCCGGGGTAGCGTTGACCACAAGGCTTGCGCCGCTGGCAAGAGCCGCCTGAGCGCCTGCGCTGAGGGTGGTACCCGCGCCGTTCTTGTAGACCACGCCAGTGATGGACGGGATCGTGATGACGCCAGTAGCGGGGTTGAAGCCGGGCTCCGTCGGGACAGCCTCGATAAGGCTGACGGCAACCTTCATCACAACCATAGCGGACTTCAACTTGACCAAGGCGCCACAGACGCGGGTCTCGATGAGGTACTTGTACTGGTTGTAATCAATGTCGAAGTCGTCAAACATGCTGACTTCGCCGCCCTTGTCGGCACCGATCACGTAGTCGACAGGGTTGACGATGACGGCGATCATGTTCGCCTCATCCTCCATAACCTCAACCGGCACGATAGCAGCAACACGAAGCTCACGAGCAAGCTCATCAAGCGAGCTATAGATACGACGACCGGTGCTGTCCTTCAGGAGAAGGAACTTAGCGATGTACGTCTCAGTCGTGTACATGGTCGGGAGACCCGTACCCTTGTAGTAGCGACGGTTGAGGATGATCGCGTCGACAATTTCGCTGACCGAAGAGTTCGAATCATCGATGTTGACATTGATCGTAGTCGTGTAGAGCTCGTGATCCTTCGCAATCGGACGGATGTTCTGCTCGTTGATCTTATCCTCGTGAGCCACATCACGACCGTCACCGATCAGAATGGCGCGAGCAAGCTCCTCCTCGAGCATCATCCGCATTTCACCCTTGAGCCAGGTGACCACGTTGAAGTCGGTGATGTCGATCATGTCGTCACGATCGAGCTTCTGCTTCTTATAGATGGTGGTGGGGGTCGTGACTCGCTTGGAGACGCCGAAGAACTCTTCCTTCTTCATGCTGCCCTTGACGTAACCCTTTGCACGAGCTTCGTCGTGGGTAAGGTCGGCCGAGATGGTCTTGATGCGAGTGAACGGGCTCTTGCGGGTGCCGCCGATAAGGGCGCCAACCCACTCTGTACGACGCTTGAGGAACTCAGGAACGTCGGAAATCGAGCGAGCCTCCGGGAAGAGGACGTCGATGTCGGTGATACCGTGCGAAAGAGCGTACCCCTGCACAGCTTCCTTGAGCGAGCCCAACTTGCCTGCATCAGCAACGATTGCCTTGATATCGTCGTGGGACAGAGTTGTGCCCTCCGAGCCCTTGCCCTGTTCGAAGACGTTGGTCATTGTGTTTCCTTCCGGGTTAAGATTGCCATGAACGGCGATGTCATCATTGGTTTCTGTATCTGAATGAGCTGCGGCATCCTGAAGAGCCTCGCCAAGCATATAATGGAGGACCGTCTTCTGTTTCTCGGTCATAGAATTGTAAATATCCTCAATGGTTTCATTGGGGTTATCGGGCATGGTTTCGGCGTGCACAGCTTCTGCTCCAGAAAGAGCTTCACCCACCATAAAGTGCACAACTGTTTTCTGAGCATCTGTCATGGACTCATAAACAGACTCAAGAGTTTCCTCGTCGCTGTTTGTGGTTTCGACAGTCGCATCAGCATGAGCCAGCTCTAAATTAACGCCGCTATAAATAATGGCCTCATCGTCAAGAATCTGCTCGCCACCATCAGAGTGCTGAATGGCAACATTTTCGATAATTGCGCCCGGGTTTGCTCCGGCAAGAACAAGACTAACTTCACGAATTGCGCCATGGAGCACCATAGACGAACGCTCAATAAGTTTGTTTGCCCAAATAGAAAGCTTTGTGATGTCCTTGTTGTGAACAAGGCTCTTCGCATGAGCAGCTTTCTTAGTATCGTTGAAGAAGGCGTAGGCATAAACGCCGTCTGGTCTATTTTCTAAAACAGCGTGGCCAAGAACGTTCTCGACGTCGTTATGACCATGCTGCCAAACCAGAGGAACCGTCTCCCCATCCTGATGCTTGAATGCGTCAGGCATGATGGTACGACCGTCACTACATTTAATGCCAGCCTTTGTAGCGTATCCGCTAAAATCTGCTTCCATTTTGACTGTTTCCCTTTCGATCTGGCTAAACATTTCGTTTTATCGCCTCGAACTCTTGATTAGCTTCGGCTTCGTACTTTGCGGTGAGATCTTCTTTAAACTTTTTGTAATTATCTCTAGCTGTTTGCACGGTTTGTTTCAATTCTTCTCTTAATTGCTGAGCTTCTTCACGAGCTTTTTCTCGAGCTGCTTTTCTAGTTGCTGTTTGTTCTCTATCTTGCAGAGTCTCAAGCAATTTAGTTAACTTGGCTTTTATTTGTTCTCTTTTAGCTAAAGCCTGTTGTTTAGCACCTTCAATAAAGTCGCTTAAAGCTTGCTGCGCTGCATCAGATTCATTCTTTTTAGCGTTTTTAAGTTCAGACTGAACGTAATCCCAAGCTTCTTTTTTCTTGTCGGTTTTTAAATCGTTTTTATTACGCTTCCCTTTTAATTCTCTTGTTCTGAGATAATACTCATGTGCTTTAACGGGATCGTAATACTTTGATTCATGAGACAGAATGTTTTCGATAAACCTATCTGCATCATTCATCATACATCTCTCAAGAGCGAGTCGATGTCGTTGTCTAGCCCATCAAAGACTTCGTTCATCACCGAGTCTAGCTCTTCAAAATTTGGAGGAGTTGGTGATGATGTTGGTCCAGCTGGGGTTGGTTGCGGCATATTACTATTAATAAGTTGATCGGCCTTCGGGTCTTTAGATGGAGCAAGCCCCATAAAACCTCGAATTTCGTTTGATGTCAAGATCTCATTTCTTGAGAACTTATCAGCAATTTCCGCAATCTGTGCAAGAGGAACCAGTTTGAATGGATCTCTGAAATACCTAACACGCTCTCTTTTATAGGTACCGAGTGGTCCTATAAACGCCCGCTGCATGGCTTCAACAATAGCATCTAATAAAGGTTCGATCGTTCTATTAAAATAGTTAATCATAACCTTTTCGTCGGCTGTGCCATTCATAACGTCTTCGGTTATACCAAGTTGACTATACAGCATAGCAGTAAGAAGTTCGACCTGCTTTAAGAGATTATTCTCCGCAGGTCGGTTAAGCTGGGTAATCTTTTCGGTTCCATCAGTATATGCAATACCATACTGACTACCTTTAAGTTGAAACTCAATGTCTGCTCGGCGTTGTTCAGCCTGTTGCTTTCGAGCTTCAGACTTAATAACGTAAGGCAACTGAATGATAAGATCTAATTTACCAGACCCTGTTTGTTCGTCAACAGCATCCAAAAGATGTAGTTTCCGAATAAGTCTCTGTAATGTGGAGTTTGGCTCATTCATTACCGCATAGAGCGGATTTTCAACAATGGCAACAAAACGTTTCTCTAAAGTAATGTCTTCACGAACGCCTTTAGCTTCGTTATAAAGACTTACCTTGACGTGTTTTGGATACCACTCTTTGACCTCACCAACTCGAAGTGAGAAAATATCAAACTTCGCGTTGACCGCTGGATTTAATGCTGTATCGACCGGCACAATCGCGGCAACACCTTTATCAAAAAGAGTTGCTGCAATATCTTGCCTAAACGCTCTTGGACTCTGGTCTAAGTTTGGTTCAAAGGAGAGGCATCGATCGAATGCCGAATCCACCGTCTTTAAATATCGATCGTTTTCGTCTAGAAGAACGTGTCTAATATTTATTCCCGCAACGTCAATTCCAATTCGGGTATAAATTGCCGAAACAATCGATCGCTCGTTGAAATATCTTAAACGCTGCTGATGAGGTCTAACGCTAGAGCTAGGTCCAACATTGGCTGTGTGAGCCGAAAAATTTTCCTCGTTCGACCTGAACGCATTCCACGCCTGTTTAACTTTAGAAAATATAGCCAACGTCGGTCACCTCCTTTAATGATTTAATTAGTTCTTCTGAGCTCTCTAAACACTTCGTGTGCCATGTCGAGTTCCATATCATAACCCGCTTTTTCAGCATTTTTAGCGGCTTTAATTGTTATCGGCGCCAAAACACCAAATAAAAGAACGTGTGTGGCCATCGTTCCCTTTGTGACCTTGTTCGCATTATTATAAGCATTTTTAAAATCTGGTGATTTAATGACGTCTAAAACTTCTGTTTTGTATTTGTCGGCCGCAGCACGTCTTGCCGATGGAGTTTCGGCTCTTTGTCCTTCTCGGATAATTTCCCCAGCACGTTTACCAATCGCCTGTGTGTCTTGCCGGTCCTGCTTTCGATCGGTTCCTGCTGGTTTTCTTTCATTTCGAACGCCCCACTGTTGGCCTTTAACGCCATAGTGAGAAAGGAACGCGTCAACGTTCGCTTCATTAGAAATATCATTCATTCAAAGGCCTCCTTGTTGGCTTTATATGCAATGTACGCATCCATAAGAGCAGAAACGTTATCGATCTTTTCTTCTTTACGCTTCTTTAATAATTTACGGTTTCCATTTGTATCTTCTAAGGTCACCGCATTACCCATAGCAAATGTCATTAAATCCTGATCAAAGATCAATTTTCTTTCTTCACTAAGAAGTTTTAATTCACCAAGAGGAACCGATTCGGTTTTTGCTCCTTGGATAACTTTTTCAATTCCATAAGGGCCGTTTTCTGCTTCCCATCTAGCAACGAACTCTTTTGCATTATACGGGTCAAAGCCTAAACAACGAACGTCGTATTCTGTTGTTTGAATGAATTGATCAAGATCGTCATAGACTTCCATCATATCCAGAACCGTTCCTTCTAAAACATGAAGACTGTTCTCAGCAATGAAAGTTTCATACTTAGCTCGCATAGCGCCAGGAAGTCGCATAAGAGTAAGTGATGAAATATAACTTCTTGTTTTTATACCGAAAGAACCATTACCAATCGGAAAAAGAAAAGTGAAAGCACAAAAGTCGTCGCCTTGAGAAAGGTCGGCACCAAGAGCGCAAGGAAGCCCCCAGAAGTCCCTAGAAGCGTGTGTAAGCGTCTCTTCGTAGGTAAAGAAGTATGTATAGCCTTCCATCGGAATACCGAATCTTTTGGCTAAAATATCGTTTCTTGACGCCGGAGCTTTTTCTGCTCTTTCTACATCAAGATGATACACATCATATGTTACTGTTTTACCTAAATTTGGTTGAGCTTTTACCCACTTTGATGGATCATTGATTTCTTCGAGATCATCAAGTTTGTAGTGCCAGATGGAAATATGTGGGGCTTCATACTCACCCTTTAAGATAGTGGCAAGTTCCATTTTTATAGTGTCGCCAGAACCATTTCGAACCGTGCCCTCAGAGCTGATAGCTATAATTAAATAGTCATCAAGCTTTGATGCGCCTTGTTCGACTGCGCCAACCACATCTTCACGAATATCGCCAGAAAGCCATTCGTCAATAGTCGACACTTTAGGTCGGAGACCCTGAAGTTTGTTGATCGCCATTGGGCGGACTTCAAGAATCGAACCGGTAAGAAAGTTTTCAATACCCTTTTTTGTCGATGCTAATTTTACACGCATCGCCTTTGATCCTGTGGTATTTTGAAGAGAGCCTTCTGTTAAGAACTTAAACAACGGCCCACGAGCTCTTGTGATGGCAGTACGAATTGGCGACATCACTTCGTCGGCCTGTTTCATCGTTGGTGCTGTTGTGATTTGATGTGTTGTAGCAGTATCGACATTCAAGAAGAACGCCTGAATACAAGCCGCATACATAGATTTGGCCGCGCCTCGAGCAACAATAAGATATTGCTTTTTTGTTAATCGGATCTTGATTAGCTTTTTTGTGTATGTCCCCGCAGAACCATTTCTTCCGGGAATATAAACGCTTCTTTCAACAAAGTAGTACCAACCAAAAACTTGTTCGGCCCATACTTTGAATGAATCTAACAAATGGAGATCGCCGCCATCGGTTAGTGTTAACTCGTTTTCGCAGTATTGAATAAACCCCTCAACCGCTTTGTCATCATAGTAGATGTTGGGATCATTAATCAAATCATCGATCCGGTTCATCTCTAACGATACTTCTCTATTGACAGGAATTTCGCCTCTAAGGACGGAAGCACGAAACTCTGCGTAATACTTAGGCGTTGCTGTATTAGACAGAGCCATACTACCTCCTATTTACCGGGACTCTTTTTGAGAACCTTAGCGACAGCGGCCCCAACAATAGCTGTAGTAATACTACTCATAGCCATGTTGATAGCTTGCGCAGAATGTTTCTTGACGAAAGAATCGACGGGTGAAGACCCATTCAATTCTTTACTAATCTGAACATATTCTTTTTCAAGACGAAGTCTTTGAACCGCAGTTCTTAATTCATCATCGGTGAGTTGCTTAGCTTTCGCTTTTGTCACGCTCGTCGAAGAAGAACGACCCGAAGACTTTTTACGAACACCCCACTGCTGACCTTTAACGCCATAGTGAGAAAGAAAATCTTCTGTTTCAATGTTCATATAAATCTCCTAAGGTGTTGTTTCTGAAGCTAAGACAGTGAGTCGCCACTCATACTCTTGAATTTGATTCTTTGTTGATTCTATAAGAAAGGATGTTGTCGGGGGGTCAAACAACATCTTAACTTTTAAGAAGACGTATGTTTTAAGTAAATTTAGAATTTTATCCGAAACAAGTAAGTCGGCCCACACTGCTTCTTCGTCATCAATCGTAAAACCATTTATAGGGCCGACGCCAAGCTGATTAGCAACAGAGAAAGCAGCATTAATGTGTGTAATAATATCTAAATCAAACACAACGTAAGAGTCGGACAAACCTAAAATCTTTTTTGTGCTTTTTAGGATACTGCTTTCCATAATAGCTCCTATAGTTAGACCTGCAGAGAAATTTCGATCAAGGACTGCTGTGTTTTCGGTCCAAGAACACCATCAACAGTCAATCCGGCCGCGGCGCCAAAAAATCTTTGCCAGTTACGAACAGCATTTGCTGTAGTCGGCC